CAGGTGCAAAATTTAAACTTGAAATAGTCTGAGTTGAGCCAGAGCCACCTGGAGTTGAAGCACCATTTCCTGTATATAGTTTTGTTTGGAAATAAAGTTCTGGGTTATCTATAATCGTATAAGCCATTATCCAAACTCCGCTAGGTTTTTTGTGCAACAAGAATAGTAACCAGATTTTGGCGTGTACTCAAACAAACCATATCCATTTGCATCTGCTACACCAGATGAAATACTAAATGGAGAGTTTCCAAAATTTACTTCTGCTTTTGCTGACGCATAATATATTCCAATCGCTGGAAAAGTATAAAAACCACTAGGAGGCACTTCTACATTAACAGTAACCTCGTTGCTTCCATTTTTTTGAAAAGTAAGAGTTGGTGGTGAAGCATCTAAATTTAAACCAACTCCAATAATATCTCCTGTTGTATATGTTGTTCCAAAATCTCCAAAATTATTATCTCCATTATTGTAAATATCTGAATTTGAAAATACAGCATAAGCACTTCTATTTTGTGCAGTTTGCGATCCCTCTGTCATATAAATGCCATCTCTTTTAAAACTACTTCTACTATCAATAATACCTAAAATTGGATAACTACCATTTGTAGTTACTTTAATTTCACACCACCATTTACCAGAATTTAATGAAATAGTCCCACCAGCAAATCTTCCACCATTTCCACCAGAGCCTGTTACTACTAAATTTCCCTCTGAAAAAACCACAGTATTTGGTGATGGGTCTAAAGGATTTAATGTTGCAAAATTATTTGTGCAAGTATCAGTAGATTGATCTACACTTGTTAAATTATTTACAGTAAAGTTATTTCCATTTCCTGATACATCTGCACCTAGATTACTAGAGTTTTCAAAGTCTAAATAGAATCCATTTGTGCCAAAGGTTAAACCAGATACATTTTTAGGTTTCCAAATGTTAGGACTATCTTCATCAAATTCTCCAAATGATGTCTGGTCGTATGCAGTTCCATCTATAAAAACTACCTCTGCCATATAGCCATCAAAATAAGTATTAACAGGGTCATACATACCACCAACTACCATTGGCTCACCTGAAACATTTACATCAATATCTGCATTTTGTGATGGAATTAATGATGTAACAAAACTTGTTTCTTGAACTCCATTTATATAAAGTTTTGCTCTATTAGACTCTGTTGCTTGTGTTGTATCTACTTTAACAACTACATTATAAAATGCAGAGGGGTCTCTGAATAATCTGTTTGTTCTTAATGCTAACTGATTATTTCCACCAGCTATACTTTCTGCAAAAAGTTTATCGTTATTATCAATTCCAATAGCAAAATAATCATTACCACTATCACTAATATGACCAAATAAAGGATTGTAAGATGACAACTCTGATCTTTTAAACCATGCACTAAAAGTAAATGTTCTTTTACTTCCATTACTTCCGATAGTTCTTTTAAGATGATCTGAACTACCATCATTAAATCTTAATGAGTTAGCTACATCATAGCCTGTGTCTTTTATGGAGTTAGTTCCAAGTATTAATGGCATTTAAATCTCCAATGTTGGAAGTTCGCCTAATGGTCTTGATTGCACACCATCTGTTGTAGTGTAAGTATATAAAATTTCTAATGCTGGAGTATCACTTGCGTTTGTTATAGCAGTTTCCATTTCTGCTTGTTTAGTTCTAACTGCGTCTCTGTGAGTAGATATAGCACTTGGTATAGCAGTTTCTTTTTCTGTGTTTCTTGTAATGTACCAATCAGTTTTAGCAAGTTCATTAGCAACTGTTGTTTTTAAATCTCTAATTAAAACTGTTTTTAATCCCTCAACTTTTACATCTCCAACAGATTTATCACTTGGTAAATCTCCATCATCTGAATCTGCTTGTGTCCATAAAGTATCTGCGTGTGCTTTAGCTGTTGCAGTTCCCCATGATTTAGTAACTTGATTGTCTGCAAAAGCATAAGATTCATTTGTGTTAATGTACCATTTCTCATCTTTAAAATTAGATGAGTCAGTTACTACTTCATAAATACCTATTGCATTTAATTCTGATTGCGACCACAGTTGAAATATTTTAGCTGGGTATCTTACATCTCCTATAACCATTGATTTAGGATTTGTAATTAATTTTGATATTGAGCCATCTTCTACTAATGCGTACATATTTTAACTTTCACTTAAATTTAATGTTCTACCTACTTCTTGCCAAATACTCCCATTGTATTTAAAGACGAGAATATCAGTTTTACCATCTGTTGAAGTAAATGTTGGTGCTGTGCTTCCAGCAAATTCAAATACAGTATTAAAAGCTATTGTGTGTGAGCCATCATAATTAATCTCTAAACAAATAAAAGCACCCTCAACAGGATTAGTTGGTGCAGAGAAAGTAGTATTTTCTGTTGTTAAATGATATGCGTTTGGCTTTGCTTGTGTGTCCCATGCAGTAGCATTTGATGATGATGTTAATGCTTGTTGCGGAATAAGAGCAAGATCATTAAATTTTATAGCACCTGTTCCATTTGTTGAAATATTTATATCTCCATTTGCACCATCTGTAATTGTGATATTTCCAGAGTTTGTTCCACTATTTGTGTCTAAAACTAAATCATGTGTTCCACTTGTTGTTAGAGTTGCTGAAGCCGAGCCTGTTCCAATAACAACTTCCCCTGAGCCTTTTGGTTTTATGTGTAAATCGACATTAGTTTCTCCACTTGCTCCAAGAATAGGTGGATTGCCTGTTGATGCGTTTGTAACTTCTAATTCATTTACTGCTGACCCTGTTTTTTGAAATATTATTTGTTCATTTCCATCATCGTCTGCAATAAAATGAGCATCGTCTATTTTAATGTTGAAAGAGTTTGTATCTAAATCTGCACCTAATTGAGGACTAGAATCATTTACAAGGTCTGATGCAACTGCACTATCTATAAAGTTAATAGTGTTTGCTGACGTATTTACTGTTGCAAATGAAATATCATCTGATCCATCAAAAAATTTTATTTCTAAACTATTTGACCCTGAGTTGGTCGTATCTAACCACAGAGTACCAGCAACAGCACCACTTGGTCTTGAAGTGCCTGAGTGCATAGAGTTAATCGCTGAAAGCGAGTTGTTTAAATCTGTTCTAAAATCAGGAAAACTCTGATTTGCAATATTCATGTCATGTTGAGCCATATCGTTTTATACTCCTTTTAAAATCCTTTTGCAATAAAATCAAAATTTCTTGAAACATTTGAGCCACTTGAATTTTTGAATAAAACATCAAAACTATTAACAGTTTTGTTGGAAACTGTAAAGAAATCTCCTGTTGCCATATTTTCTCCTGTAATTCCAACTGCATAAGCTGTGGTTTTAAATGGTGTTGTAAATGAAACAGTTTTTGTAGAAGTACCTGAAGCTATATCATTTCCACTAAATATTCTATCAGGCATATCAACTGTTATTGTGACTTCTGAAATTACAGGTGTTGAAGCTAAATCTGTTGAAGTCATAACAATTCTAAATTTTAAAAATCTTGCTGTATAATTTCCAATAACAAAATTTTGAAAAGATGTAAATGTTGAATTGTCATCACTAGTTGCAATCTCTAAATGTGCATCACAATTAGCTGGTGTATCTCCATCAAAATTAGATTTAGCATCATCAAAATTACCTGACTTGTTATCAAATAAATCATCAGGGTTTCTAGCAGATTGTGTTAATGAAGCTGTGACTCTTACTGTATGTTTTGCTCCAATATCTATAACATTTGCAAACTCGTAATTACCTGAAGCTAAAAAGTCTGCATTTGCTACACCTGAGTCAAAAAATCTTGTAGTGTTTGCATCAAATAAACCTGAAGCAGAGTCAAACAATTCACTAGAATTTAGTATAAGTGCATCATCAGATATTGAAACATTTGTCTTAGTTCCAGCAAATGTAGGATGTTCACTTACACTTGTAATAGAATTAAAATTTTCTGCACTTACTACATTTGATACAATAGCTGTTGCATTGGAACTAAAATTTCCAAGTTTATCTACTGCTTTTATAAGATATGTTCCAGCCCTTGCTGGTACTGTGACCGATGTTGCTGGTCTTGATACTTTAGTTACTAAATTTACAGAGTTTAACCATTCTCCTGTACCATCTGTTTTATCAGAAAATCTAATTTGATAAAATGCTAAATCAAGATCGCCAATAGCTGTCCAAGATAAATGTGCATCTTGACCTGTAATATTACATGATAAATCTTCAACATCTGAGGGTGGAAGAATCGCACCTACTATTTTTCTTTGTGCTGAAACATAACTTGATGATACACCTAAAGTATTTACTGCTTTTACTCTAACATCATAAGTTTCTTGGTCTATAACATTTAATACTCTGTGATTAAGACCTGACCCTTGTGCATATATAATAAAATCGGAATCTGAACTTAATTTATACTCTACTTGGTAAAAATCTATAAATGAATCAGGAGAAGCACCAATACTTACATCTAAAGCTACAATTACAGTTCCATCGTTATATTCAATTAATTGGTCAGATAAAGTCACACTTGCTGGTGCTTGTACTGTAAATGGATTTGGTAAAGTAGTTGATGGAGTGCTTGATACTTGACCTTTTGTAGCCCAAGTATAATGAGATGCTTGGTATTCTACTAAATTAAGATTGATTGTATAGTCCTCATTAAATGTCATTGAAAGCACTCTAAAAGCTTTACTTGAAAAACCTAAACTAGATAAAGTGACATTTACAATATCTCCTATATGTAATTCATAAGCTTTAAATCCACAGTTAATACTAAGACCTAAAGACTCTCTTGATCTTCTTAAAATAATCTCAGCCATTTCTTCAGCTTGATAGGTTGAAGTAATAGTTCTAAAATCAAATCTACCCTCTAGTAAAAACCCACCATCTGCTGTTTTCATCGTTGCGTGTTTATCAGCAGTATCATATCCACTATCATCTATTGCTGGATATTGAACTTCATTAACTTGATAGTTTCTAGCTGGGTCAATGTATGAAACAATAACTCTGTTATATTTAGAATTTTTTGTAGGAGAAGCTAAAGCATATCCCCCAATAATATCATCTTCTGTTAATGATACTGAAGCTGAGCCTGTGGTTTCAATAACTAATTTATATTTACCTTGAACATAAGGAAGATAACCTCTCATGCCTTTTACTATGTCTCTTACATTGTCTAATACTTTTTTTGATGTATCTATAACAGCATTACAATCAAATATATTAATATCACTACCACCTGAAAATGGTGTAACTTGTGTGACGCAAACTTGTGAAGCATCATAAAAACTTTGTAAATCTAAACTTGATGTAGCAATACCTTTTCCATATCTTTCATTTCTTAAATAATCTAATAAACAAAAAGCTGGGTTTGTTGAAAAAGATGCAGTTTGCTCTGATAAGTTTG